TGTAAAAGCTTTTTTCATTTGTTGCTAAAGTAGTAGTAAATTCTAGTCCGCTATCTCCCGCAAATAACTCGCTTAAATTATAACTTTGTTCGTTTATTGTCAATTCAATTTGAAATTTGCGGTTAAAATTGAAGCCTTTAATTTTTTGATTAAACCGTTTCATGTTAGCTCTTGCCGTTAAAATTTTGATACTCAAATTTTCTGCCGTTTCTTTTATCGAATTAAATTCGACCTCACGATTAATTAATTTTAATTCGTTTGTACCTTGAATAAATTTAACCCCTAAATTCATTACGTTGTTTACATTTTTTGTTTTCATAACTTTGTTTTTTTTAATTAATAAATAAATAAATAATAAATAGATTTGAGCGTATCAATGTACCTAAACACAATTACTCCCTTTGTAATTGCACCAATATCGAAATATTTGCACCTATTTTTTAACGTCCGTTTTTTTTGACGTGGTCACCGTCACAATATGTTGAGTCGAATTACTTTCGCTTCGCTCGTCGTTCGTTTCTTTGTGCTTCGCTTCTAGCTTCTTTGAATGCTTCACGCTTCGCAATTGCCATAAATTCGAGGGGCTTCGCGTCTGTTATGTGTTGCAGCTTCGCACGTCTGTTATGCTTCGCCCGTCCTACTTTATTTTCGTAGCTTCGAGCTTCGCCCGAATGGGCTAAACCTTGCGTCTCGTTTACAGTATAAATTTTCATAATAACAATTTTACATAGTTTGACAATTACGACTCGCGTCGTTTTTTGTTTTTTTGTGTCACCATTAACACAATACAAATATACGAAAGTTTTATTAATTACAAACTAAGTTTAAAGAAATATTTGTTAAAAAATGTTAAAATATTTGTAGCGTATTTTTAGTGTGTGTTTTTCCTTTGTGGCTATATGTTTTTTGTTATGTTATTTAGATTAATTCTAAATAGGGATTTTGTATTGTGAGTAACTCGTTATTGCAACAGACTTGCATTAAGTAAGTGTCAAAAGTACACTAAGTAAAAAATCGAAACAACATCTAGTTATAGTATAAAGTACAATAAGTAAACAGTTAGTGTATAAACGACACTAAGAGAGCATTGGGATATAGTACAAAGTACAATAACTAAAGATAGTTAGTGTACAAATGACACAAAGGTTTGACTTTCGAGTTTTCCTTTTGAGAAGGGGAGGGGATAGGTATGCGCGTATAAGACTCCTGTAAATACGTATCTTTTTTTCAATGTCCCATAAGGGGTACAAAGTAATAGGCCTATGTATCTTTTATATCTCAAAGCGTATAATTAAGGTTATTATGGATGAATTATACTTAATAGCATATAATAGTACTTAATGGATTAGGGATGTCATGTTTTTTGCATAATAAACTTGACAAATGGTGGCCGCCAGCGTCAATATGCATAATACATTTAGCATAATCACCTAGACACATTTTCATTCTCTCACCTACTCATTCACTCCTCTTAAAAGACGGGAGGGGTACTAGTACTATCGGGATACCATGAACATACGCATGCCGATTAGCTGGATGCTGATTGGCACGTATTGTTACAATTAGGATATTAGGAATATACTATATAAAGAACTATTTTGTATCCCTTGTTATTGTTAGAAAGTTTAGTATGAGTTAGTCACAACAACTTGTTGTTAGGTTGACCAAACAAAGTAGGGGTCTATTTAACATAATATTAAGGGTTTACTACAATTATTATGCCATAGTTAATAAATCTTAAATAATTTGGTTATTAATTTTATTGTCTTTAGTTTTGTTTTATGGATAGAATAATTGATTATAAGATGTTATCTTCTCTCAGTGATGAGATGAAGAAGATAGTAGTGGATGTAGCTTTAGAAGCTTATCTTGATGGGTTAAGTGATGGGGTGAATATAGAGGCAGGGTTAGAGGAGGATAGCACTAGCACCTTCATATCAGAGTTAGCAACAGAAATAAACTTTAAGTTATGAGGGGGTTTACCAAAGATGGTGTTAACCTAGATGTATGCGCTTACTGCAAATGTCCTATTGATGAGTATAGCGCTACGGTAGATCACCTTTACCCTAAAAGCAGGGGAGGGATATTAAGTAAGAAGAACAAAGTGCCTGCCTGTGGAGATTGTAATAAGCTTAAAGGTAGTATGAATATAGATGAGTTCCATAGGGCATTAAATGGATTGATATACTATGAGCATGTTAAACACAAAGAGAGTATATCGTATCTCAAGAAGGTTAAGTTAAATGTAGAATCACTAATAAATGACAAGAATAAGTAGTTAAAAATAACATCTAAATAATATGAGTAGCATACTTTATGACATGGTATTGATGGAGGCTGATAAGATTAGCTTCTACAAACAAAAAGACCTAGAATTATATTACAAAGATAAGCATGGTAATATCGTTCTATTGGCACAGCCTTATGAAGCAGAAGTACAAGACGTACTTAAACAACTGCTTAAAAGAAAACGTATGCGTTATTTTCTTACCTTTGCAGAAGGCTTGGATGTAATAAACCAGCTTAGTAAATCTACTAATAGATTACTTGTTCTCTTCACTCAGAATATGGGTTATGATAACAAATTGAAAGACTGGACCATTAGAGATTTCCATAGTGCATTAGGAACAGACATGAAGTTCTTACTTAAATCTATCAAGAATCTATGTGAGAAAGACATTATTAGGTTTACTGTACACAGGAATAAAAGAACGTATATGGTTAATCCTACTTATTTCTACAGAGGCTCTATCAAAAGTTTATTTGACACAGTAAAAAGATATGAAAAAGAGTTTCCTCGTAGAGATGGTAAACTAAAAGAAATACAATGAATATAGTTAAACATGCTAAAAACATTCACGAAATACAAGTAAAAGGATGTAAAGCTAAGATAGCTATGCTGTCAGATATACATTGGGATAATCCCAAATGTGACTGGAACTTATTAAAAAGAGACTTAGACTATTGCGTATCAGAGAACATCCCCATAATGATTAATGGGGATTTCTTTTGTTTAATGCAAGGCAAGGGAGATAGAAGAGGAAATAAATCTGATATTCGCCCAGAGCATAATAACGCTAAATACCTAGATAGCGTTGTTGAAACAGCTGTTGAATGGTGGAGTCCTTATGCCCATCTTATAATAGTTATAGGATATGGTAATCACGAGGCAGGAGTTATCAAGTGGCAAGAGACAGACCTATTACAGCGTTTTGTTGACCTATTAAATTATAAAAACAAAACCAATGTGTATGCAGGTGGATATGGTGGATGGGTTATAGTATCTTCAAATACAAATGGTTCATCTACTTATTCAACAAGAATAAAATATTACCATGGATCAGGTGGCGGTGGTATCGTTACTAAGGGAGCATTAAACCTTACTAGAGCCTTAGAGATGTATGAGGGGTTCGATGTATTTACCATGGGGCATATACATGAAAATAGCTGTCGTAATGATGTAAGAGATGCTATAGATTATAGTCATAGAGGTGGATATAAGAACTCTTTAAAGGATATTCACCTTATGCTTACTGGTACGTACAAAGAAGAATATGAAGATGGTAGCAAGGGTTGGCATGTGGAAAGAGGTGCGCCACCTAAGCCTACTGGAGGTAGAATACTTACTATAGATTATAAAAAAGACTATTCAGATGGAGTAGAAAAAATGAATAGACAAATTGATAGCCATAAATTTCCGCTATGAGGATAAATGCTCAGATAGAAGAGATGTGTTCCGTTGTTGAGATGTATCTCTTCGTTAAGAAACAAGTTACCGTTAGAATTGTGTTTGATAATAAGGAGAAAGAAGAACATCATATACAACTGTTACACCAGGCGTATGACGTAGCTGTAAATTTCTTTACCTTTGGTAGATAAATTAGTTTAAAATATTTTTATATCTTTGACAAAAAAAATATGAAGACAGATAAATATTGGGCTTCTAATCCAGATAAGAATGGAAGCTACGTAGATAAAGGAAGAGTAGAGGGGAGACCTGTTGCTGCTCCTACGTTAAAGGATGAAGCTGCTACATCAAAAGAAACATTTAAGTTGATGTACAAGAATACTAAAGATAAAAAATACTGCGACTAATGAAAAAAGGAACTGCGCTTAAAAAAGCTATGCTATCAGAATACATGGGATCTGAAGCTGAAGAAAAATATTCTTCTAAAAAAGATAAGATGAAACACGAGAAAGGTGAATCTAAGAAAGAAGAGAAGAAAGAAAAGTTTATGTCTAAATTTAAAAAGAAGTAATTATGTTACAACCAAAATCAAGTTTAAAAAAATTTACTAGAAAGGCTACTAACGAAGAAGCCGCTAGATTTAAGGCTAAAGAAGAAGGAACGCCTAGATTAGCATTAAAGAAAAGTCAAGAGTATAGAGATACTCCATCAAAAATGGCCACTAGACCAGCTTCTGCTGTGCCTACAAAAGATCTTCCATCTAAATTAAATGCTGCTGTTCAAAAAGCTAAGCAATTTGGAAGAACTATATCTAGTGTTTCAAAAGAATTTGACGGTAAAGAAGTTCAAGGAAAACGTATTGAATCTAGAGGAGGTAAAAAAGTAAAAGAAGTTTACAGCATGCCTGGAGGAGGAAAAAGAGTAGAGAAAGAACGATACAATCAATCTGGAGATATTATGTCTAGAAAAATAAAAGACACAAAAATAAACCCTAGATAATGTACAACCCTGGTATAGATCCTAAGCTTATTCAGAAGGCGTATGCTAAATACGATAAGATGAAGAAGAATAAGAAGAAATCTGATAAAGGTTACTACCCATCAGATAAGATAGCAGATAAACAATTTGATGCTACAACCAGAGATAAAGGATACTGATAATCTTTCAATCAAACATAAACGAGCCACCAAACGAGGTGGCTTTTTTATTTGTCACTAATATTTGCTAAATTTGTGACATGAGTAAAAGAAATAAAGAGGTACTCGAAATTCTTACTTCCGAATGGAAGCCTTCACATAGAGAATTTGAGTATCCACAATCATTTGTTAATTGGATAGATTCCATAAATAGCGGATGGCAGAATAAAATATATCACGAGCCATTTGACATCTACTGCAAACAGGCAGAGCTTTGGCTTCAAGATGACTCAGATATACTTGACTTTGATACGGAAGATGATCAAGTAAATTGGCTATTGACTGAGATACAACGATGTAAAGACAATACACTATACTTCTGTAATAAGTACGGATTCATCAAAGAAGACAGGTCTGAGAACGGTATGTTAGCATATCAAGCGTGGGATGCTCAGAAAGTACTTCTCTTCCTATTCGACTGTGGTTATTCACTTATGATTGGTAAGGCACGACAGATTGGTTTTACCACTACCATGTGTCTAGCAGGAATGAAGCGAGTAAACTTCAATAAGTCCTACTTCATCAAGTTTGTTACTCACTCTAAAGATAAGGGTGTAGAGATATTTAGGGATAAGGTTAAATGGACCTATACTAAGCTACCAGATGTAATAGCTCAAGAAGTTAAGAACTGGACTGACCAAGTAATGTCATTTGATAAGAAAGGAGATAAGAAAGGTAGGGAGGATGGTGGTGCATCACGCTTCCAGGTAGATACTCCAGCTGTAGATGCTATCAATGGTGGATCTCCATCAGCGGTATTCATTGATGAGATTGGTTTATTTGAGATATTTGGTGAGATGATGCGTGAAGGTAGGCCAGCC